CCGTCATCAAATGCTTGAGCTGACGTATTGTCTTGCGCTCTTACAGCAGTTAATACTTTAGTACCTGTGTTTATTGCGGTTACTTTAATTACTTCAATTTTTGTTGCTGCTGAATTAGATAGAGTTAAAAATGCATAATCAGCTGCTCCTAACGTAGGAAACTCTGTTACATCATCAAGTGTAATCGATGTTGCTGAATTTGTAATTGCACCATCTAATGAAGCAGACGCATTATTACTAAATTTAATTCCCATATTAACTCACTGTTACAGTCCAGGTAATAGTCATGCTATCTGCTGAAGCTTTGTTAACTACAGAAAATACTGTTCTACAAAGCATGTCACCACCTGATGATGCATTAAAAATACCAGCTTCTGTTAGTGCAGCAGTTGCATCACCTGCAGCCCAAGTACATACATATGCTATTGCGTTAGCAGTTACTGTTGTTGATGTTAAAGTGTTTCTGTCATTTTCAGTAACTAAAGCAGTTTGTGACGCAGCAGCTGTTGTTGTACCTGTTCCTACTGCCATGTGTGTCATTGCTGCTTTTGTTGTATCTTTCATACGTGACGCAACAAAATTTTTTCCTGCTGTTACAACGAGGTTATCTACTTCATGTACAACCTCATCATTCAGTGCAATCGTTAATGCACCTGTTAGTTTTAAGTTTTCATTAACCATTACTAATCTCCTAGTTTAAGGTTATATTATTAAAAAAAGTCCCATTCATTAATGCACCTGATCGGTTATTAATAACTGGCACATCCCCCGTGCTTAACGTTTCGTTTGGAGTTCTATTATATGTCATAGCAATAGCTACTACGTCTCCAACTGTATATGAATCAGTAAATCCTCGACCCATTTCAATGTCTAGTATATCTAATATCTGGAATACATTACCTTTATTACCGTAGTAATCTTTATCAATAGTAGCTGCATCATCTAATGTAAATGCATCACTAAACTCGCGTTGCCAAGAAACTACTTTAGCAAACGTTTCTGCTATACTTAAAGATTCAGTAGGAGTTTTCTGTAAATTCCAACCATATACTTCAGATATTGATAAACTTTCAGTAAACGGTTTTGTGTAAACACTAAGGTAAACCTCACTAAGAGGAACACTATCTTCTATCCATTTATTTAATGATCCGTCAGCAAGAGTAGCAATACTCTCCATTCTGACAGTTGATATCGTACTTTTTAATGAAGTGTGAGATACTGTAGCTTCGGGTTTAACTAAGGTTACAACAGCTCTAGCATCTATGTCCATTTTAGAAGCCTGCCCTCACATCAAATTTTAATAAGTCTCTGACTGTAGTTATATTACCGTTACTGTATGTAACTGTAATTTCACCTTCGTATACTCCACTTGCTCCATTTAATGTTGTAGAACCCCAAGTCATAATAACTTTACCGTTAGTAGGAGGACTTACTATAGAGCACGTAATTGTTTCTAATATAGTTGTTGTTTCAGCTTTTCTAAACTTCATAACTACAGAGCTAGCATTTGTTAGATTGATAAGTGCCCATGTTGCGTGGTTTGCAGCATCTAACGTTTGCCCTGATAATGCTGTGTTACTGTCTTTTAATATAATAGTTAATTCTGGTTGATTATCTCCAGATACTAACTCAATCGTATCATAGTAATCAATTTGATTTGCTTCTACTGTGTTTGGTGAAAACGAGTGATAATTTGCCATTATACAAATCCTCTATCTGTTAATTTAACATTGCTATCTAAGTTATCAGAGTTAACCATACCAAGTAATCTAATATTTCTTAAGCTTTCTTGATAACGTAAATAATAAGTATTGTTCTCTTCTTTCATATCACCTTTAACAGAAACATGCGCTTTGTATGCCATGTAATTATAAATGGCTTCATTATATACTTGAGGCAAATCAATAAAGTCTGTTGTTTTAGCTACAGTTGCAGGGACCGCAACGTAAACTATACTAATATCATCTCTCTTTAAAGATACATCAGTACCTTTAACTAGAATTTTAAAAGGTGCTGGAAAAAGTATTGAAACATTCTCATCTACTTTGTCTACGTAGTTAGCTCTTTCATTGTTAATTGAAACTTCTGTTCCATCATCATACTGTGCACTGATTGCATATAAAAAATCTAGTGGGACATTATGGAGTGAGTTATTCGTAACATCAGTTAAAACAAGTTCTTTCTGTAATAAACCGAAATGTTTGTGTAATTCTAAGTTAGCTTCATTAAGATAGCTTATAAGCGTATCAATGTTTGCTTGTTGTACAGTATTAGGACTTGTCGTCCCAATATCGTTTACATATAATTGTTTGACTTCACCTTTTACAATATGGGACAAATAGTCAGAAACGTACATGTGAGTTCCTAAAGTGGTTTTGTCCCATCATACCACTATAGAATATTTATGTAAACCCTTTAAACAAAATAAGAACTACTACCATAAGACTCTGGTTCTTCATCATCCCATAACATTGATCCATCTTGTTGACCTGTGGATACTTCACTTGGTTTCCAAGCATTAAATTCTCCTAACATTGATATGTTATCAAGCTGGTCATCATGTTTAGATTTAAAACCTTTATAAGTAGCAAGTGAGATCTCTGCTAACATCTCTGCTAATTCATCAGATTCTTTTAATTCTTCAGGAAACCACAACTTACCTGCTTTAAATAAAGGTAGTGCTAATTGCTGAAATCGACTCATCTTATCTTTATTAGGTCTAATACCTGGTGACGACCTACCTTTACCTGATGCAAGCGTAAAGTAAATATTACGGTTCATCTGCTCGTTTTGTATCCAAGCTATAAAACCCCCCTGCTGCCCTGTCACCTCAATACCTACTTCTTGTGGACTGTACTTTTGAGCTAACTCAAATAACGCATCCATTGTCTCATCCATCAATGCACGCTTACAAAACCCATCTACCCAGAGCCAATCTCCATTATTGTTATATGCCCATACGTTAATTGTGCTGTAGTCTGCACTTTCTCTAGCACTGGTTGCAAAGTCAGTTGTAATATAGAAGTTAAATGCTCCCATATTTTGTTTTACATTAGCATGCTTGTACCAGGTAATATCGCTATCTTGTATTAAACGTTCTTCTTCAGACATAATACGGAGCATTAATTCTTGGTTAAAACTGTCTAGCTTGCCAGCACCTTTAGACTTTTCATACTGGTCCATTACGTAGTCATAGTTAAATCGATCTTCCCATGCACCTTTAAAATGTTCACGCTCAACAGGAAACTCTTCACATACTGGGTATACCGATACATGCCATACGCCTGACTCTACTGCTTTGTATAAAGGGTCTTTAGCATTAAAGGGAGTACCTGACCAGATTACTTTACGTTTTTTTGGATGCAACGCATAGTCAATTGCAGAGTATACTGTATTCTCTACGCTCTCAATAATAGTGGGCGAACGAGCGTCATCATCAGACAGTAAGTCATCTAACATAGCTAACTGTGGTCTCGTGTTTAGCTCTACTGTTCCACGCACTCCTGTTTTAGCACCGTGTCCTGTTACAACTAATTCTTTACCTTGTTTGTTTTTAAAGTACCAACGTATGTCTGTAAATCTAAACGAATGTAGATATGTTTTTAGAAACTCACTGTACATGCAACGTCTTTCTAGCCTGTAGCGCATTTTCTTAACACCATTTTCGATAGAGTCAGATACATACAGCCCGTAGTCTACGTTACCAAAGCCAGGTATAGATCCGTACACTGCTAAATATAGTATTAGATATTCTGAAAGAATTGTAGTCTTTGCTAATCCTCGTGAACACATATTAACTGTATTCTGAGTTTTGCCTGTAATATTGTCTAACATCTTGTAATGGATGACGGGAGTTTTGTTTTCTTCCCCCCGTTCCCCATTCACAAGCTTTATGAAACTAACAAACTCGAGGGCGAATTCACTAGGTACATAATTTGGATCTACGTCATAGCTAATGCTATTTAGCCATTCTTCTACAGTTTTCTTTACTAATTTCACATTGCCTCGTATAACTCATTGATTAATGTAGCTTTTTTCTTACGTCTATCTAAATCAATACCTCTTGCCTTACCCATTGCTTCTAAAGCTACAGGTGATAACTCAGCAAGCTCAGCTTTTGCTAGCTCTTCGCAGTCATCTTCCCACATACACTTAAAGAAGTGTACACATTTTTTTGCAGGTTTTAACTTATGTTTTTTCATTATTCTATCTCCTCAATATCAATTGGTCTGTCATCTACTATAAATCCTTGGCATTCTAATAATTTATCAGAGTCACAGTAAAGTACTTGCTCAGTAGGTTCACATAAAACATTTGGAGGAATAATTAACGGATCTACAGGTTTACGGACAAATGGATTGCTTTGACTACAAGATGTAGCCAACAGCGCTAGTAATACTATATTAAGAATTTTCATTAGAAATCTCCTCATATTCAGTTTCGACAGTATCCTGTTTCCTAGCAATAATGTCACTATGCGCAACGTGCTCTGCTGTAACTGCACCACTTTGTATCATCTTCAGTTGTTGCTGCGCTAACGCCCGAGTTGTTTCACGGAGCTCATCGATAGACGAATTGCTATAACTAACGTCAACTTCTATCTTCGCTGTTTCAGGCGCTTTCAATTGTGTGATTAAACACTCAGCTGCTTTCTGACGCACAGTCTCGCTTTTAGCAGTGCGCATGAGCTCTGCTTGAGTGTTAATCGCTTCTTGATGTACATCCATATTAAGAATATGAACGGGCACCAAAGTTCTTTCTAAAATTTTATGAACAAGGTCTCCCTTGTTATAAGCCGTAGAAAACGATGCAATCGTTTTCATAGGCGTATTCTTATCTACTAATCTCTGATAACGGTCAGGGAACGTCTTAGCGTAAGCTATCGTATTAGAGTCCCCGATTAACTTATAACTAACAAACTTAACAGCGTTAACATAATCTAACATCTTATAACGCCCACTTTCAATAACACTAGCAAAACCAATCAAGTTTTCTTTGTAGACGTCTCTAAACTCATCACCTTCTGTAGCATTAATAAAACTAACCATTTCATCCGTTACATTGTGCCGAAACTTCTTAGGCATGCTACCTTGTAGCTGTTCTTTTGTTAGTAC